ACTCCTTTCAAAAATCATCAGTTCAAATCTATTTCGGACTTTGGTTAGAAAATATATCTAACTTAAATATAGTATGAAAAGTTTAAAAAATCAAGTAAAAAAGGTGCAGGTAGGGGGAGGTCAAATCTCAAAACCCTGTAAAGGGAGGCACGGGCGGGGGGCTTCACGCAAAAAAACGCGAAAGTTTTAGGGGGATTAACCCCGGTGTTTAAGGAGGTGGTGCAAAATTGGGAAAAAGAGGACCCAGTCCGGGTACGGGAGGACGTCCCAGTAAGCCTTTGGCGGATAAGCTTGCTGAAGGAAATCCGGGTAAAAGACCTCTGATGGTTATGGACTTTAAAGATTTACCGGATATGCAGGGTGCAGAAATGCCTAGGCCTAGCGAGATGCTCTCAGCCACGCAAAAGGATGGACGAGTTTTGCAGGCCAAAGAAATTTATGAGCAAACCTGGGACTGGCTTAATAAACGCGGATGTGTTTCTTTTATTTCACCGCAGATGTTAGAACGGTATGCAATGGCTGCAGCTAGATGGAAACATTGCGAAGAAATAATAACGGCAACTGGGTATTTAGCAAAACATCCGACTACTGGTGGAGCTATTGCCTCACCCTATGTGAGCATTGGACAGAATTATTTGTCTCAGGCTAATAGGCTGTGGAACGAGATATTTTCAGTCATTCGTGAAAACACTGCAACAGAATATTCTGGGCCAACTAATCAGAACGATTTTATGGAGCAGCTTTTACGCTCAAGGGAGAAAAGAAAATGACTAATGAAGAGCAATTTCATCTTAGGCTGTTTAGAAATACTATAGGCTTACACAAAGATAAACTTACTCGCCAGCAGCTATGCACTTTAAAAGGACAAGCTAGGTCTGGTGATGCGCTGGGAGCTTATAAAGGACTTAAGAAAATACTGGAAAGGAAGATAAGCTAGTGGACAAGAAAACCACAGAAATGAAACTCGTGCCAATTGGTAAATTGGTGCCGTATGTAAATAATGCAAGAACGCACTCCCAAGGGCAGATAACGAAACTTCGTTCCAGCCTAAGGGAGTTTGGTTTTATAAATCCGGTTATTATAGACAGCAACTATGGAGTAATTGCCGGACATGGGAGAATCCTTGCTGCTAAAGATGAGGGTATTACAGAAGTGCCTTGCGTATTGGTGGATTACCTAACCGAGGCACAAAAGAAAGCCTACATCATAGCAGATAACCGTTTTGCTCTGGATGCAGGCTGGGATGAAGAACTATTGCGTATTGAAATCGAATCCTTGCAGGGGGCAGATTTTGATGTTTCCCTAACCGGCTTTGAGCCTGCTGAACTAGATAAACTTTTTAATACCGGTGATGATGTTAAGGATGATGACTTTGATGTCGATGAAGAATTGAAAAAGCCGACTTTTTCTAAGCCTGGCGATATTTGGACATTAGGCAAGCACAAAGTTATCTGTGGTGATTCTACAGACCCGGCTACTTTTGAAAAACTGCTGGGAGAAACCAAGGTAAACCTTGTATGTACCGATGCCCCATATTTTGTAGAACTGAAAAATAAGTCAGGCACGATTGCAAATGACAATTTGAATGATAAGCAGGGATATGAATTCCTTTTGAAGGTATTTACAAACTTCAAAAATGCTATGGCACTGGATGCATCAATCTATGAATTCTATGCAACCATGAAAACCCGTGTGTTTTATGATGCGTTTGAAGATGCTGGATTTAAAGTCGGTGCAGGTCTGATTTGGAAAAAGCCAAGGGCACCATTTATGCGCACCGATTGGAAGTTTAATATGGAGCCAATTATATGGGGCTGGCGTAAAGACGGCAAACATATCTGGTATGGAGATCAGAAACAGACAGCCGTCTTTGAATTCGATGGAATAAAGGATTCTGAAAAAGATGGATATGGGCATCCGTCAAGTAAGCCTGTTCCGATGATAGCGTATCTGATTAAACAATGTACACAGTCAAATGGCATTGTGCTGGATGGTTTTCTCGGCAGTGCATCTACCTTGATGGCTTGTGAACAGATGGATAGAATTTG